CCCCGTTGGCCCAAGTGTCCAAGAACGAGACGGTAGTATACTGCCACCAGATATAGAGGTGGCGACCGGTGACGGTGAAGTCAATCGTGGACGTATTGTCATACCAAAAACCTTTGTTCACGCCCGAACCGGATAGCTTGGACGATACAGACCCGGTCCCCTCGATGAAGATCGTGGTCGAAAGGGTCACGGACGGAGTACCTCCGCCACCGTCGTTGAAGCCAGCAAAGCCTGTCGTGGCGTCGGCGGTCGTCAGGTTCGTCAGGTTGGCGTTGATCGTTGGCGCGGCCATCAGACACCATACACTTTCCTGAATCTTCGCACAACCTGCCGAGGGCCGTCAATCCGGATTATCTCCATGTCGTTTTTGTCGGAGACTATGCACGCCATGCTGGCACTCTTCGTCGCACGATCGATTGCGGCGCGACCGTGGTCTCCGTTGACTCCCTCACCCGAGTATGACTTAGCAAACAGCCCGTCGCCGCGCCTCATCTGACGAAGCTCGATGAGCACGCCGGAGCGATCTGGGCGATCCGCATTGGCGCCGTGACCGAGCAACCACGCGCACTCGTAGTTGGAACAGGTACTTGGCCGCCCCTCGTATATCTTGCAGCCATGTCCTATCGGACAAAGATGTTTGCACGGCGTCGATGCGGGCTTACCGATCTCAGCGATCTCCGGTAGTCGACAGCACGCCGAGCATTCTCCGCAGGATCTCATGGGGGCGCCTTCCATTCACCGGTCCTGAAGTTATAGATAGCTCTCAACTTGTTCGGCCTTATGGCCATCTCGAAAGCCTCGTAACTTCCACTGACCTTGTTGAACACCCAAACGAGATCCTCAGGGTTTCCCCTGGCGGCGGTTATGAGAGTTTCTGCATCTAACACGTCGGTGGCGGTTATACCTTGACGAAATGTGTGAGGCATTAGGTCCTCCTACGCGTCGGAAGTTCGGGTGGCCGTAGACGAGCCTCCAGTTGAACTGAGTACCGACGTGGTCTTGAATGACTTGATTGGACTGGCACCCCCGTCTCGCACTCGCACGAACAGTGTTCGATCGGCGTCGTAGACCGTGGTGAACGACTCGGTGGCCGCGGCTGCGAGCTTGTCGATGTAGCCTACAAACACGTCGCGCGGGTTCGTGGCGATATTAGCGCCGGTATAGCTGGTCGATGGAATGGTGAAGGTAGAGCCGGTATAGCTGGTGTACGTCTGAAGCCGATAGATCCCAGTATCCAGCTGAATTCGGATCGAGCCTGTGCCAGGTGTATCGACGGGGATGGCCGCCGTGAGAACCACCGCGGTCTCCGCGCCGGTCGTCAGGCTCGTGAGCAACGTCATCTGGTCGCGATCCAGGCCGGCAGCACCGTCCTCGGGTCCAACGAGGACGCGGTCCTCGCTGGAGACCAAGCCGAATACGTCGAACGTGACATTGTTGGGCGGGATGCGTTCCGTGTTCGTAAGGTCGCGCAGCTTGTCCGAGGCGGATAGGTCGGCCTTCTCGATCCCGAGGCCGTACGCGCCGAGGATCGCTGAGCCGGTGGACTGGCCGATGAAGGCCGGGCTGATCGTACGCTGCGTGATCGCGAGCTTGGCCACCGACACGAGCACCGACTGATCGTGCGCCGGCAAACTGTCGGCGTTGTCCAGAGTCACGTAGAGCTCCTCGTTATCCACGGGGATGGTCCCGCTCAAGAGCTGCACGTAGAGCTCGCCGTCGGTGCCGTCGTCCTCGAAGGCCAAGAGCTTCATGCGCGCCCCCGAGTTGGCGTTCGCGCCCGTCCCTTGCGGGGCTTGCGAGCTGTCGGCCGTCGCAGTCGCCCCGGACTCCTGCCCGGTGAACGTGTCGGTGGCCGTAATCGTCCCCGACTCCAGCACGATGAGCAAGCTCGTATCGGCCACGTCGTACGACACAACCTCACCCTTCCACGCCGGAGTGGCAGTATCCTCGTGTACAGCCTCGCCCACCAAGAACGTGCCAGTAACCCCGCTGAGTTGGATGAGCGTACCCCATCCGAGCTCCTCGTTGGTGGCGAGCGTCGGCAGGCCGGCCTCGGTGTCGTAGCCCAAGGAGTGGGTGATGCCTCGAAAGAGTTGTCCCGCCATGTCGTGGATGACCGGGGACGAGTGGACACTGAACGAGAGGTCCGCCGCGGCAACTCCGGCCCACGTTCCGCTGGTGTCTGTCGCGAGGTTCCCGCCGTGCGATCCCGCCGCCGCGCCGCGCACGTGGACGAAATCCGTGGCGGTGCCCGCCGCGTTGCGGAGAGCAATGAAGTTTACCGAGCTTGCCGACATGGTAACGCTGTCCGCGAACACAAACTCGATCTCGGCATACGTTGAACCGAGGACCCCAACGAGCACCGGTTCAGAGGACGCCAATACTGCACCGGTCGGTGCTCCGGTTGCCACGTCGTCAGAGTCGTAGAGCTCGGCCACGAGGGTACCGACCGGAGTGCCTCCGCCTTCCTTGAGGAAGAACTTGCACGAGGTCAGCTTTTCGGCCTGGTCCCGAGCGACGAACTCCTGAGCCTGGCCAAGGATCGTCGCGTTGTCCACGATGTAGTCCGTGCCGGTCTCCGTGGCAGAGTCCGCTGCGCTCGGTCGCTTCTGGATCCACTTGGTGCGCTCGTATAGCTGGTTGATCGTGAACGTGTCACGGTTCCATTCCGAATAGTACTGCTCCGTGATCGTATCGTTGTCGACGTCGATCGCGCGCAGGCCCTCGGTGTTGGTGATCGAGTCCCAACCGTCGATCGTTGCTTCGGCGGTCTGGTTGTTCCCGTCGTCCGCCGTGAAGATGGCCGCCGTGTTGTTGCCGAGACCCATGGTCACAAGGAACTCCGCGTACGAGTCGCTGAGTTCTTTGGCCTGCACCCGAATACGGCTCGCGTCTTTGTCTACGCCATTTACGCGGGCCTTGATCAAGAGGCGCATGAGAATGTTGTTGGGCGCGTCAGCGTTGATTCCGGTGCCCCAGTAATTACGCAGGACCTTGTCACCTTGGATGATCTCGAGCTCGGTGTTGGCCTCGACTGCGCCCACGACCACGAGCCCCTTGTAGATCGTGTCTCCACCGTCCTGCGTAATCGAGCAGTCGTACAGGTGCTCGGCGAGATCGTCGTCGATGTTGAACGGAGGAAGCAGCGTGAAAATGTTGTCGGTCGAACGGTCGGACGCGTCGTCCTGCGTGATGTCATGCAGGTCGTCGCCCGAGGCGATAGCATCGTCAGACAGGTCGGCGATGAACCGGTGAAACGCGAGCCCCGTATGGTTGGCCGTCGTACCGGTGTAACGAACGTCGCCGTTGAATGCTACGGAAATGTCGTCAGCAATCGCCATGATTCTCTCTCAACCGTAAAAAGTCCTCGGTGCTTGCCCAGCGAAGATGATGAGCGGTTCAATGACTTCGAAGCCTCCGTCCGGAGCAATCCTTGATGCAACCGGCACGTCAGGCACAACGGTCCCTTGGACTGCTGACGCAAAGCTTCCGTTGGACGACGCCGCCCACTCAGCGGCTGCGCCAAACGTGTCCGACGAGGCCGCAGATCGTTCAAGTTCCTTACCGTTAGACCACATCCTCACCTTCCCGGTTCCCGGGATCGTCGAAAAAACCAACCTCAAAAGAAGAGTGTCAGCCCACTCGGCGCCGTTGTCAAAGAGTACCGTCGCACCATTTACAACCCCGTCTTCACCGGCGTGGAAGCCCACAGTCTGGTCTCCGATCCAAGCCGCTGCGCCAATCGTGTCGTCACCCAACTCGAAGATCAGGCCCTTGTGCGACCCTGCGTTGTCGAGGATCCTCACGACGGTCGTGAATGTGATCGGCGTGGTGCGGACCGGGAACGACGCTGCATTGATGTCTGCCACAGGCAAGGCCGCCGCACTTCGGATGCGGTGCGTTTGGTGGAGGTCCGGGTGTCCGGACAAGCTCAAACGCCGCCTCTTTCGAGCGTGAAAACGCTGGTGAGACAAAAATCACTCCTTGGTGTTGACGCTGTGTCTTGGTCGCGCCGTGCCTCGACGTCGGTTCTTCGTGAAGGCTGAATCAATCGGAGCACGCGGATCAAGGTCTCTCAGGTTGACGCCCTTGAGAGCCGCGCGGGATAGGGCCGCGCGTTCCACTCTCATCTTGTTCTCATTCCTGATGTATGCGATGCGCGCACGCATGTCGTCCGCTGCCGTGTTGGTGGCGTACTCCCTTGTTTGGACAAGGGTGCGTCTCCGGGTCAGCACGTCGATATCTTTGTCGATCACGTCGCGCTGCAACTGGAGGTCGTTGATTTGCTTGTCGAGTGCTTTGAGCGGGTTCTGATCGGAGATAGGAGGCTCGGGAAGTTGAGCCACATGGTCAAGAGGCTTATCGACGATAGGCGCCGGCGGCTGGTCAAATGCAGCGTCCACGGTCTTGGTGATCTTGGCCTTCTCCCGCGTGAACAAGGGCGAGGCTTCAGTGATGTCCTTTCGTTTCAGGCTTGCCTCGCCCGTCAACTCGCAGATCTTATCGATCCGCGGCTGTCCATCCGACGTCCATTGCGAGTCGTCCGCCGGATCCAGCTTTTCCAACGCGTCAAGAATCGTCGTCATGTCTCCTCCTTGTTCGATCAGTCGTCACCAAGGACGACGTACACGAGCTGCACGTTGCCGGTGACAGTAAAGGTGCCGACCGCGGCATCGGTGATGAAGTTGTCATCGACGAGCAGGTTGAAGTTCAGCTCAAGCGAGCCGTCGGTGTTGTCGAGAATGACGGCGTTGTCGGCGTCGAGGGATTGCCCGCGCGTTGCGAGAGTCACTTTCAGGCCGGTGTCAGCCAAGAGCGCCGTGGACGTGATGATGTTGTCATCGCCCGCGTCGGCAAGGTCGAGGTCCGCATTGGGGATCGTGCCGATGCCGTAGTCGCCGGCCCAATCGATGAGCACGTCGGCGTCGACAGCGCTGACGATTACGGAGGCGATGGCACCGAGAAACAGAATGTTCCCCTCGGGCAAGTCGCCCAAGATGAACGTACCTGCGTCCACGGCAGCGGCCACGCCGGTGATGTCCATGAAGCCGCTGATGGTGTAGTTGCGCCGCAGAGGCACCGCCAGGTCTGCCGGGGGTGCATTCTTCAGCGAGCGAGGAAGTCCCTTGCCCATGGTGTTGGTCTCCGTGTGTTCGAGGAAAAGTTAGACCGGAGAGGTTGCCCTCTCCGGTCAATCGTCAGGATTAGGCCTCGCGGGTGACCAAGCGAGCGAACTTGATCTGCTTCCGCTCGGGGTATCGCCTGGACCAGCTCGTGGCCGCGGCAAGGTCGGTGTTGGCCGGCCCGCCGTCGGGGATGGAGCCCATGATGAAGGCGTGCCCCGTGGGGTGCATGGACCAGACCTGACGCGTGGTCAGAATTTCCTGGCCGCCGCCCTTCCCGGCGAGGGGCTCGCGGTGAACCTCAGTCGGAACCTCGGCGTTGGAACTTCCCAGCTGGACAGCGCCCGTACCGAACAGCCACGAGTCGTAGACAGCGCCGGTTCTCGGCACGCCGTCGTCGACGATGATCTGCCGTCCGAGGAACACAGGAACGTCCACGGCGTTGGCGTTCGTCGAGTCTGGCACGAAGTCGATCAGGTTGTTCTTCTTCATGCGGTTGAGCACAGTTGAGTGGACCATGATCGCGACGAGATCGTCAGCCGAGTCGCCCATGGTGATCGCGGCATCGAGGAAGGCCTCGGCCGTGAAGTCCGTGACGCCCGCGGTGTAGGACGCACCGGAGACATCATTCAGGAGGTCGTCCGCCACGTGAGTGTCGCCACCCGTCGGGGCCGCGGCGTTGTCGGCGATGAGCCCGTTGACCAGGTTCACGAAGATCGCCTGAAGACGTCGAGCCCAATACTTGGCGACGCGACCTCCGATGGCCGCCATCGGATCGGCGCCGGCGAGCTGTCCCGTCAGGTCAGCCGTCGACCAACTCTGATTACGGTTTTTGCGAACCGCGATCTCCTGGCTGGTCAGGATCTTCTGAGGAACGGCATCGCCGCGGTTCGCGTCGGTCGGCGTTCCGCTTTGGAAACTGGCCGCCTGGATATCGGAGACCTGGTCGGTCGAGACGTTCTCGATTCCGGTGGCGTCGGAGGCGTCGAGGTCCTGGAAGGACGGGACGTTGAAGGTGATACCCCCTCCGGCGAGAAGGGCATCGATCGCGGGCGACCGAGCGAGGACGCCCGACTCGATGAGTCGTGACTTCTCTTCGGTCAGTTGCTGGATGTATGGCGTGAAGATCGCCGGAACAATGACATCCGAAACTTGGGTCAGTGCCATGGGTAGCTCTCCTGGTTTCTGTCGTCAGTCTGTTAACATCTTGGCGACTGGACAGTCGAGCCCATGGCCGACCCGCTTCTCCCTGGACCATGCCGGGATCAGCTTGCGCCTTCGTTCAATCTCCGATTATACAGGCTTCGGCCCGCCAAGGACAGTACCGGCCGCCCTTGCCATCGCTTCTGCCTTCTCTTGACCGTGCTCTTTGTAGATCCTTCCCTGGTTAGTCACGTTCCAAGAGTCTTTGCCCCAAGGATTATCCGAGAACTTCACACCGCCCTTGGTACCGGCTGCCCCGCCGCCTACAGCGGGCGGATACCATTTCGGGCGCAGGGTTTTCGCCTCCTGGAAGAACAACTCCGAGTTGAGCCCTTCGGGAAATCCGTACGGGTTCTTCTTTGTCACCACGCCGCCGTCACCTGTCTCGAAGACAAGGCTCGAAACTATTTCGATATCCGACATAGAATCCGGATCGACTCCAGCTTTTTTGGCGGAAACGGCGATGTCATCTCTGACAACACGCTGGATTCTCTCGATGCGCAGGCCCTCGGTCTCCTTGAGGAGGTCGTCGTACTTGTCTTGAAGCGTCTTGTTCTGGCGCTCCACCGGAGCAAGTCTCGATGTGATGCGAGCCTCGGTCAACGCCTCGAGTTGCTTATCCATCTCCTCCTTGTTGCCAGCCGCTGCGATCTCGAGCTCACCGAAACGGTCGAGCTTGGCAGTGACGTCAACGGCTTCGATACCGAGCGAAGTCCAGGGGCGCAACTTCTCTTTGGTCTCTTTGTGGTCGGTCCGCTCCTTCTCGAGTCCGACGTTCATCCGGTCGATGTCGACCTGGGTCTTGATCCCAGCAATGCCGGTGCAGTAGAACTTGCCATCGCGCTCCGTGTACAGATCGCGATAGTTCTCGGGGATGTTTTCGAGTTTGTCGTGCTCGATGCTCAGCGTCATGGTCTCTCCTCCTTGGGTTAGTGTATCCGCCGATTATACCATCATGTAAAGTCTTTTGGATCGAGGCCCGCCGCCCGGAACGCCGCGGCGTCACTCCTGGCCAAGTCCCTGAGTGATAACTCTGTGCCATCGGCAGCCACGAAACGGTCCAAGGGAAGTTTCCCTTGACGAAATAGCTTGGCCTTGATGATCCCCAGAGTGTCGTCCTGGAATGCTTTCGACTGGGTCTTGAGCCACCTCTCGTAGGTCACCTTTGCCGGGACAGGTCCGGTCATCTCGCGAGTTCGCTGGCGCAAGAACCTGTCGAAGGCGCTCTTGGTGCCATGAGGTAATTTGTCCCTGGACGTGACGTTTCCGATTCGCTTGTTCCCTGTGAACTCTCTCAAGATCTGGCGCTGCGTGACCGGCTT